ACACGGATTTTACCTGCACTGAATGATGCACCACTACCTGCTAATAACACATCAATAGTGTCAGCAGAAGTAGAAGCAGTCAAACCTGTGATTGCAATTTGAGGAGCATAAGCACCATCGGCTGCACCATCAATATCAAAAGTTGCAACAAACTCATCAACGTCACCACCTGTAAAACCAAGTGATGCTGTTGCGTCTGTACCAGTATTCTGAGTTGCACTTTCTACAACCTGAAGACCTGCAGCCACAACAAGAGTATTAGCTGGAATTGTGATAGCTTGAATGGTATCACCGTTAGGATTAATACTATTAGCAGTTAAGTCAATAACATTATCTATATAGTATACGTTTCTGCCTCTCTGGGAGTTGCCAGAAGCGGCTTTAAGAACAGCAGTAATATTCGCCATAATTCAATCTCCCTTACGCTAAGTGATAAGCACAAGTAGCGATTGCTTCAGGGCGAAGTATCTTTCTACCGTACAAATGCATACCACGAACAATATCAGCAAAAGAATCAGGGTCTCTATAAGTCTCTGTCTTGTTGATTTGCTCGGCAGTAGCTACTGATGAAGAATGACCAGCAACAATTATACCAAAGTCAGTAGAACTGTTAGTACCAGTATTAGATGGTCCAGTACCTATTTTTGGTAGATTGTTTGACTGATAAACCTTGAAACCATGTAGGTTGTTTAGGATTAAACCATTCTGTAGTCCAGTACCACCAAAGTCTGCATCAAATAATCTTGAATCTTCATCCTTTAGTACTTCTATAAATACAGGGTCTAATACTAACCATCTACCATTAGTGTCAACATTCTGTTGGTCTAATAGTCTTGACATTCTAGCTATAACAGTTAATGGGTTTCTATCTCCATTAGCAGGAGCTGCAGAAGTAGCCGCACCTGTTCTTGGTAAGATAGCTACAGCATCACCTGCTGAACCACCGAAGTCTCCTGCATCAAGTTTCATTGATGATAAGAGTTCGTCAGAACCTGCAGTTGAAACAGCAACAGTACCGTTAGTGGTAGTATTAGCTGTATCAGGTGCACCGTGTATAGCTGATTGCTTATAACCTGACATATAACCAAGTACATCTTGGTCAAATTGGTCGGCTAGTCTGTAAGCTGCTCTATCTGATGCTAACTGCTGAAAGTTAATATGAGAATGAGCTTCTTCAATGTCATCCACTTTAAATGCAAAGTAATTAGCTTTGTCAATTGTAAGTGAAAATTCTTCGTCATCAAGGTCTTGAGGAGTAATAGTTGTTCCTCTTGCATATTCCTTGACTGTTATTTCTGGTTCTTTAATAACCTTAACGGAATCGCCCATATTAGCAATCTCACCAAAGTAATCACTGTTAGTGATAGCTTCAGCGACAGACCCCTTGCGGAAAGCAAGTTGAACCTGTTTGCTGTAAATAATAGGACTAAAATTACCGTTAGGAAGATTACCATAACCAGCTGCTGCTGTAAATGCCATTTTTAAATCTCCTTAAACATTTATAATTACACGTGAAACAATTCACATGTTGCTTTTAGTCATTTTACTTTATAAGGACCATTCATGCGTTGAGGTTGTACGTGAGATAGCTAGTCTCTTGTAGGCTCACATAATTGGGTAATCTCTAAAGTTTAGTAGTAGTATATTATAAGTATCCTAAAAAGGGGTTATAATATACCTTTAGTTACATATAGTTATACTTAGAAATAACTATTTGTCAACATTCTTTTTAATTATCTTGCAGAACCTGACACATCATATATGAAGTTACCTGACCTGATAGCTTCCATTATTGCATCAGCCTGTTTTTCATAAGCTGTAGCGGACATCTTTTGAACATCAGACTCAAGTATTTTTTTACCTGATTCAGTAGTATCCACTTTAGTTTTTGTAGCTTTCGTTCCAACATCCATAGCAGCACTCTTATCGCTTTTTTCCTTAGTGCTCTTATTGATGTTTCTATCTGACTTGTAGAGGTCAATGGCTCTTGCTGCTGACCTTGCATCGTTGTCGTTTTCATATAGTGCATCCTGTACCCATTTTGGCTGTTCTTCAGCCCATTCGTGAAAATCATCACTGTCTCGTATCTCTCCAAAATCAGGATGAAGTCTCATTAGCTCTGCCTCAGCTTTTTCTTTCTTAGCCTCAACAGACATTTCATCTATTTTTTGTAACCTTGCTTCTAACTGCTCTGACTGCTCTCTTGCCTTTTTCATAGCAATTGTTTCTACAATCTTAGCTACATCAGGATACTCTGTTGCCCACGCTTCTAAATCTTCATCCGACTTAGGCAGCTTCATTTCTTTTTTAGTTGCTTTATTCAACTGTTCTTTTAAATCATTTAACTGCTTCTGAAATTCTCTTTCTTTTTCTTGGGTATGTCTTCGTAAGTCTCCATAACGCTTTTTGAAAGTTTTCTCTTCAGCAGAAGTCGGTTCTTCTTCATTCTTATCTTCCGGTTCTTCAGCCTTAGTTTCAACTTCACCTTTTTGCTCTTTCAGTAGCTGTTCTAATTCTTGTTCTTCTTTTTTTATTCTTTCTTCTTGTGTGTAAGGTTTACTCACAAATGCAACTTTTTTAGGTGTTGCTTCCTTAATCATAGCATCTGCCATTTATTTTCTCCTTGGGGTTATCGTAGCCATTTATTGTTGGGGGATAAGTAGCCATTAATTGCGGATTACTTTTTAGAAGCTAATCCACCTTGCTTCATTCTTTTAGGTTTAGGTTTCTTTTTGTTTAATAATCCACCTGTTTTAAAACCATATCCCATGTCAGTAGAACTAGGGTTACTAGTGTCTACACCTTCAGTTGTAACTGAATCAAAACTGTATTGGTCTTTATCTGCAATAGATTGAATATCGGATAGTGTACTTTTTGAAACGCCACCATAATCGTTTATACCTTTACCTTTTTCTAGAGATTCCATTATACTTAGTTGGTCTGGAGCAGATAAACTTTCTATGCCTAACGCTTCATCCATATCAAAACCTTGTTGTGGGTTTGTTAAACCTAATCTTCTAATCTTACTTCTAACTTTTTCTCGTTCACGTTCTATATCATTAAGTTTATCTCTAATATCTTTATCTAAATTATAGTTCTTTTTCGTTGAAATAGGAGTAAGACCATAAATAGTAGTTAGCTTATTTACATTAGTAACTATGTCTTTCGTATTGAGGTCTTTTCCACCTTTTTTTGAAACGCTGTTTACAGTATTTATAGCTCTGTTTATAACATTAGCAAGTTTGCCTCTTGTTTTTTCATCTAAATTTACTATATTTTTTCCTTTTATTCCTAAATCCTTTTTTGCCTTAGTGTATGCATTTGTAATTACGCCCAATGTTATTTTATCAAGGTTTGACCTTCCTCTTGCCGCATTAACTACTTGTTTCATTATATTGCCAGACATACCTATAGAAGTAAGACCTAGTAGACTTTTTTGCATGTTACCTACATTTTTCATAGCTTTATCTAACGGGTCCATATTGCTTGAAAGCAGACTTTGATAACCTAGTGCGTCTCCTGCAGGGTCTACCGCAGTAGAACCTGGACCTTTACCTCCATCGTCACCACTTTCTTCAATTACACGTGCAGCACGTGCAGATGGCATTACAGAAGTAGTTCTAGCTAATTTTTTTGGTTGTTCTTCTGATGGCACAAATCCTGTAGGAATAGGGTATATTGACTCTGCTTTAGAACCATCCGGATTAGTTAAATGAGGTATCATTCTAACTTGATTTGTGTCCTTATTAAAGTATCTAACCATCTTTGCCTGTGGAATTAAACTTGGATTATTAGTATTAATTAGATTAGAACCCGTGGGGTCTACTAGTTTATCAAAGTCAGATTGTGTTTTAGTAACAGGTTTTGGTGCACCTGCAATTGGAAGTGTAGGAATAGAAAATATAGGGTCTACTTTTTTTCCTTTTACATCAAATGGTGATATGTCAGGTGGTACATATCCACCTATATTATACTCTAAATCATCCTCAATGTCAAGGTCTGTTTCATCAAAAGGTACATCTTCTTCATCTTCTACGTCTAAATCTGTTTCATCAAAAGGTAAATCATCAGGCATAGTGGCTTCGTCACTATTACCCATTTGACCCATAGCTTCCATTTGTTTTAGACCTTGTTTAGCTTCTTGTCTTAGCTTCATAAGTTTTTCAAGACCTAAGTATCTAACAACATCAGCAGGAAATACAAACTCACCTTCACTTAATTGTGCAGGTATATCGTCTCTGACTTCTTCTCGTGTAGAACCTGCAGGAACATCGTTGCCTGATACTTCATCAACCATACCACCTTCTTCTTTGAGACCGCCATCTTCAAACATTTCCATTTGTTTATTTAATGCCATTTACTTCATCCCTTAGTAGTTTAAGTTTATTCAAAGTTGCGATTGCACCTTGAGACCTATGTAGAGTAATTATGTCACTAGATTGCTCTAGTATTTTATGTTGCTTACTTATCTGTAAGTCAATATAATCATTGAAGCTGTTCATTAGCTTGGGGTTGTTCACTAGCGGCTTGATTTGCTGCAGCACCTGCTTGTCCATCATTTCCTGAAAATCCTTGTTCACCTGGAACTGGAGCTTGTCCTGTTCCTATTGTTCCTCCACCTGCTCCTGTTGGGTCTAGTGGATTAGCACCTGCAGGTGGTTGTCCTTGCTGTGGGGGTTGTTCGCCTTGCATACCTTTTAGTATCTCTGCTTGTAAGGCTGCTTCATCCATGTTATTAGTTACCTTTTCAGGGTCTAGCTCCATAGACTTTGCTATCTCTCTGATAATATATGGAAACTTAGCAAACGGAGCAAGTGCAGGATTTGATGCTACCTGTAAGAAACCCATAAGTCTTTGACTACGCACTTCATTAGCCATAAGACTTTCTGTTCCACGTGCAACAACTTCTAAGTCACCTTTTATGTCTTTATTAAAGTTAAACTGCATATTAAAACGAAACATGCCTTCACCTAATGGCTTCAACAAATAATCATCTACGTTTTTAATAACAGTTTTAATACTACCTGCAGCTGCATTCATAAGCATTGATATACCTGAAGCAGTTCTACCTACACCTTGCACACCTGTTTGTCCATGTGCAAATGATGGAAAGCCTGTGCTTTCATCTGCTAGTACTCTAGCTTTGTCAAATAATTGTAAATTTTCATTTGACACATTAGGAAACTTAGTACCAAATATTGCTTGACCTGGAGCACCCCCTTGCCTTCTAAATACTTTACCTGGATATACAGATAAGTCTTGTCCTGGTACTAAGTTTGTCTCGTCTACTTCTATGAGTAAATTTCCTGATAACACTGCATTGTCAACAGCCATTCTCATAAAACCATTCATTAATGTTTGTGTATCATCCATATTTTCAGCTAAACCAACACCGAAGAAAGAATATGGATTAAGTTCATATGGCGCTGCCATATAAGGTATAGTGGCAGGTTTGAAAGGATTAAGAACCATTCTTATTAATTTACCATTACTAATCCATATATTAGCTTGTAACTCATCAAATTCTTTTAGTTCTTTTGGTATGTCTATGCCGTTTTCTTCGAGCATGTCAACATCACACATACCCCAATATTCTAGTACTTCAAATCTATCTATTCCATGCTCAGGTGCATAATCAGATAAATCATCTTCCCAATACTTCTTATCATAAGATTCACCTTGCTGTATGACTTCATCAATTACATTATCACGGAAGTACGGTCTCTTCTTCAAAGCACGTAATTGTGTTCTTGACATCTTGTGTCTTTCAATTACATATTGTGCCTCATCCATGTTAGCAGCATCAGGGTCAGGATAAAAGTTCCAAACAGATACGTGAGAAGTAGATGGAACAGTTTTAAATACTGGACTATACTCACCTTCATCATTCCAACTAGGATACTCTTTATCTACAGCAAAAGGTCCTTTCATCACACCTGTGCCAAATAGTGCCATTTCAAATGCAGTACTTCTTAATTGTTTACTAGCACCTGATTCTTGCAGTTGGTCCATAATTTGCTTTTCCATATTCTTGGCAGCAATCATAGCAGGACTAAATGTAACAGCAGTAGGTGTTTTTCCTACCCCTTCTTCCAAGCCTTCAATTTCTGACAGCTTTTCTTCCAAAGGACCCAACATGTCTTCCAATGTTTTTTCTGTAGCACCTTTAGGTAAATCTCTGCCATCACCTTTAAAACCGTAAGGCGAAGATAACGCAGTATCTCCTCTAAGCTCTTCAGGCTTTTTTGGGTCAAAGTTAACATCAGCGACCACACCTTCTGGTAACACTGTTGGCTCAACGCTAATAGGAAACTTGTTACCTGCAAATAATACATCAACAATTTGTCCATAAGCTGCAAGAGTTTTGGTTTTAGTGACTTTGATAAAAACTCTCGACTTTTCTGCTTCAGTAAATTGAACATCACTTCCGTATAACCCCCTATAGTTTCTATATGACCTTAACCATCTCTCTTCGTCATTATAGCGATAGTCTTCGGCACGTGTATATCTTTCCATTACAAATGGAACAATACCACTAACATCTGCATCACCGACTGTAGATTCTTCTACATCTTCTAGTGCAATAGATTCATCGTCTAATATTATTTCGTCTTGTTCTGCCATGTTATATCCTTAATATCCAAATGTAGCATCTGCCATTGGCATACTACTACTAGGTCTACCCATTGGGTCGTAGTCAAAAATACTAAATCTAGGTCTTGACATTATACCATATCTTAATGCATCATACAAGTGGTCTTCTGCTCTTGTGTCTACATCTTCAGGATTTTTCTTATCCAAAGGTAATGAAGGTAATTGTGCTACTGTGTTTGTACAAGTATTAAAAAACACTAATCTTGGTTCTTCTGTAAACTCATCTACCTGTAAACGTCTATGTATTTCATTTTTTCCTGATACACGACTGCCTTTACTTCTATCTGATGGTCTCCAACGACACCCTTTCATAATCATTTGTTCCGCAAGAGAAGGACCAGTATCGCCACGTTTATGCCAAAGAGAGCTATCCAAAACCCCGTACTTAATATTTCCATCATCAGCTTCAGCATCTAATATCATATCTGCCAAATCTGTGGCAAGGACTTTACTACAATACAACTCTCTATATACAATAATCTGCTCGTCTGGAGAAACAGCAAACCACAACACACCACTATAAGAGCCGTAACCATAATCGCAAGCCCTAAATTTAACCCAATTTCTTGGAATTGAAAAAGGCTCAACAACGTGAATATTCCTATCAAACTCAGTAAAAGCAGCACCTTCTTTAATATCCCAATCACCTTCAAGCAACTGCTTACGTTGGTGTTCAGGTAAGGAAAGAAGCATTGCTTCATAGTCACCTTGGTCTGCGAGATATGGGTTGTCTGATAATCTTGCAGGTATAAATCTTCTCTTAAATAACGCTTGTCCTGCTTTACTGTGTCCTTTGGGATAGGAAAGGACATTACCTGACTCAATATCTGTGGCATCAAATTGTTTTCCGTATGGTGCAGGGTCAATGAACATTTTCTTGACCCACTGATGACCCGGACCTCCGGGGTTAGTTGTTGCTCTCATATACACAGGTAAATCATGTGCAGTAGAACGCAAACGTGAACGCATATAGTTCCAAGCATACGGAGTAGACCATTGGGTTAATTCGTCAAACCCTATCCAACTAAATGCCAAACCTTGATAACGAAGTACATCATCGTCTCGGTCTAGGTATGACATCCATAACCTTGCACCTGATGGTGCTTCCCATTGCATCTTTCTTTCTGACCACTTAATACCCTTCCATATTTGAGGATACATTTCCTTAGATTTAAATATAAGTTCTCTAAGTTCTTCTGTTGTGTGTCGCAGTAGCAACCCACTAAATGATGGATGACCCATATATCTTAAAGGGTCTGCAAGCATGGCATATGATTTACCACCTCCTGCTGAACCACCGTATAATACTTCTCTTTCCCCTGCTGCAAGAAACTCTGTCTGTGGTCCTGCATTTGGTTTGAAGATTACATTCTGTTCTTCAATCGGTACTGCTTCAACGTCTGATACTTCTTGTATCTTAGGCTCTTGCACCTGTGGTTTGTTCTTCGATGGCTTTCGCTTTCTCGATTGCTTTCTCGGCGTAAGCTGCCCACTTTCTGAGAGTTCTAGCTTTGTCCTTACGTTGTTTTTCATGCATTAACCTTTTTCTTAAACCTACATGAGATATCTCTCTGCCTGTCTTTGTTGTAAGCCAATTTGCTACTTCACGATAAGAATACTGTTTTATATACTTTCGTGCTACTTCTATCGCTTCTAACTCAAACGGTATAGGGTCAAGTAAATCAGGGTCCTCTTCGTTTAACTTATATCCAAATGGAACAGTCCTAGCTATACGTGGTATCTGTATCCATTCTTTTTGTTCTTCATCTTTTAAATCTGTTGGTTGTGGAAGTTTCCACTTACCTACACTTCTATCCATTATTATTTCTTTTTACGATTATCTACTACTTTTACAGGATTCACATAATTTTTAGCTATTAAACCACCTGCATATTTTTTGACAGGCTCTGGGTCTATATCCATTATTAGTTTTCGTACTACATCTACACCTTCACCTTTGATAAAATCATATTCATCTTTACCATAATTACTTTTAATAAAAGACCCATATTTTTTTAAAAGTTGTGATTTGCTCATTTTATTATAGTCCATGTTATTCTCCTGTGTTTTTTGGTGGCAAGAGCATAACACCACCAGTGCTTTCTACTTGCATCTTCTCAGTCTTCACTAAACCTGTTCTGTCTAGTAATTCTTTAGCTGCCATCATCTTATCTTTTAGACCTAGCTCTGTAGGGTCATATAAGCCTCCTACCATAGCCATTGCAGCTTTAGGTGCATTCCTACTCATAAAAAGCTGTGTAGCCTCTAGAATCTCATCTTTCAGCGATTTAACGATATCTGTAGTACTAGAGCTTTCAGAATAACCTGCTAACTTCTTAGCTGCTACTACATCGCCACCTGCTTCATCAAATAAAACAGCTAGAAACTTTTGTTGTCTTTCAGTTAGTTCTCTACTCATTATGCTATACTTTCTCTTGCATATACTCTATCAACTCGTGTTATCAATCTCTGTGCCCTGTTAGGAGTTTGTTTAAACCAACGAGAATCTTCCATCTCGTCTGCCATCTTTGCCCAATCACAATCTTCTACAGCAGCAATCATGTTCTTAAATTTGGATAAACGAGGTCTACCTAATTGGAAACACATATTGGCTAATACATGTTGTATATCTTCAGGCAGATTATCAAATTGCGAAAACAATAGGTTACAATCTTTTATAGTCGTTTCTATGTCTTTCGCAAACCAATCATCCACTTGTTCGTGTGGAATCCTTGTTCCTATGGGTTTTTCGTAATACGCTTCATCCCATTCTGTAATTAGATGTCCAATACCCCCTGTAGGGTATCCTTCTGAACATTTATATATTTCGTATTTAACGCCTTCATCGTCTGCTATTTCATCTTGTAGTTTTATTAAGTTCATTGTCTTCCTTTACATGCACAAGTCTTGATACTTGGTTGTGTGTAGTCTATGCTTAGATAAGTCTCCGCTAGAATGTATAAATAAGTTTTTAAACCAAGTAAACACTATTTCTTCCTCATAATCTTCATAGCCTGACCTGCACCCTTAATACCAAACGATGCACTAATAGCTATAAACAAAAGGTACTGATACCATTCAGGTAGTGTATTCAATACCTCAAATCCTGTTCTTACATATTCTGTCATGCTAGGAATGAACACTAGTATAGCAGGTAAAAGTAAAACTGTCAAGGCAAATTCGTCTTTCCAGCTATTATCTGTGGCATCTGCCATAGACTTTTCCCATTCAACTTCGCCTGTTGCTACCTTCTCAGCTACAACTGCTTTAGCTTTTGCTTGTGCTACCTTTGCCTGTCCTTCAGCTTTAACCTTCTCAACCTTGCTGTCCATCCAAGAACTAGCGAGATTTGCGATTGGTCCTATCAACGCTGTTAACATGATTATCTCCTTTATGTTCGTGACCCATCCAAATGCCAAATACACCTGTCATCACACCCATAACTACTGACACGAAAGCTGACTGAGCCGCTGTTGGTGCATCAAGTTCCATAAACCATTCTGCACATCTCCAAGACATGACTGTACTAGCAAGCATCATACATCTTGGTAATATCTTCCATTCTAAGAATTGTTCAACGGTTACCACTAAAGTCTTTCCTGTCTAATTCTTTGTTTTGCTTGCCACTGTCTCAGAGCCTTTACGTGTTTTAGCATTAGATAGTTTCCTACCTTCTGGAAGGGCTTCGCTAATTTTAGATATAGCTCGTATTTTCTCATCTAAATCTCGCCGTTTTTGAAGCAATCTTTTTGGGCTGTTTAGATACTTGTCTACCTGCTCTAGTTGCTTTGCGTTTAGCAGCCGTAGAGGCGGCGTATTCACCGGGAGAAAGAGCCTTAATTGCTTTTTCAGGTAGATAACGTTCACCTGTTGCTTTACTCCCCTGTGTACTAGGCTTCCCACTTTTAGTTCGCCACTTTTGTTTTGTCCAATTTGCTAGGGATTTTTGTGGTGCTCTCATATGCTTCCTTTATTTGTTCTATTGTTCTAAAGCATCCTGTACAGATATTTCCTTGTAACTTGCAGATGCCTACACACGGACTCAAAATCTTCCTACCCATTTACCTGCTGCCCATGCTAACAGTCCTGCAAAGAATATAACAACTATAAATGCTATTCCGTAACCTACATATTCCATCAACTCTTGTTGACGCTTCTCTGCCATCTTTTCTTGATAACGTCTAGACTTACGTGCTTCTGCTTGGAAGGCTTGCCAATCTTGCCATAATCCAGGTCTGCCTAGATATATCATCATCTTCTTGAGTTCTTCTTCTTTTTCTTTTATCTGCTCAAGAGCCATGAACTCTTCTAGGTCTGTGCCTCCTACGCCTTTAGCTTTCTTTTTCTTTAGGTTCTTTTCTATCGCTTCTTTAGAGAATACGAAATCGCTTATATGTTTTGCACATCCACTCAGTTCTCTACCGTTGGACACGAATTGTTTTATAACACTGAAAGCAGCGTTTGCTGCAGCTAATTCTGCCAACATTGTTTAATTCCTTTGTGGTATATAGGATTCTTTTACACGAACAGATACTGTTACTGCACTACCTGCACTTGCTAATCCTCTTAACTTATCTCCTTTGTATAACCAAAACGGTTCGCTATTTATCTGAAGCATTGAATTACCTAGTAGTTCTACTGTTTCAGCAATAGTAAAAAAAGTTGTTGTTTGGCTATCATACCAATCTAAGCTGAAAGTAACATTAGATGAACTAGCATTGCTTATAAATATGCTATATACTTCTGCTTCATAGTTAGATGGAACAGTATAGATATCACTATTACCTGTGGTAAGTTCTAACGCTACGGTACGGTTCTTTACTTCCATTCTAGTTCTCTATATAAATAATATCAAAAGTTGTTGAAACTCGTAAGTCAGCATTTGAACTGTCTGCTATAGCACGAAACTCAATATCTGTTTTCTCAGCTATCGGTTGTGGGCAAGTAATATCTTGATGATATGAACCTTCAAACAAATCAAACTTTTGTTGAGTACGGAATACTCCGTTTAATTCTCTTGTCAACATTCTTATTGTAGCAACTTTATTGTTCTGTACTGTAAATGCAGTTGTATCTATCTGAAACAAATAAGCTGTATATCCTGCAGGTACAGTCCATAGTGCCATCAAAGTTTGTTGGTCAGCAGATGACAGATACGCATAGGTTGTTCCACCATTAGCAATTGTAATATTACCTGCCGATGCTGTACCACTTGCTACAAAACCACGATACACACGTAAGAAGCTACCTGTTGTTGTTGCAGTTCCTGATGCGTTTAGTGTTACTGTTTCAGATAATTCATTGTAACTTGCATCTACACCTTCAATCGTAACTTGTACATTTTCATCTGTAGCACCTGAACTACTTGTCGCTGTCATTGTTACAGCACTAGATGGGTAAGCATATAAACCACCTACATCCCAAATAGTTTCTTCTACGTTTTGTATTTCTCCGTTATATCCAAATTTGAATACACGCTTGTGTCCAGCAACAAGTCCACGTGATACTTGTAAGAAGTAAGGATAATAACCTACACCTCCACCCATTCCCATGAGTTGTGGATAACTTGTAATGCTCACTCTATCTTTTCCTTATTGGTTTGCAGTATGCTGTAATCTGTAGATTGGGTCCTTCTTTCTGCGGTATTGAAGGTTGGTCATGTAATCTTTCTGCAAAGTACAAGCATCTATCTATATCTTGGAAGGTTTGTGTTTGGTCTACTACTCTTAATCCCATCATAAACACTAACACAAACTCAATCATTACCTTTCTCTGCTACCTGCTCTTCATGGCATTCACAGTTACATTCTTCGCAGTCACAGTCGTAACATTCACAAGTCTCACATCTATCCACGGTATCCTCCACCTTTGGCTTTATATTGTTTGGCAAGCATTTGGGCTTTTCTTGCAGACCATTGACCGGGTGCACCGCCTGAACCACCTGACTTGATTTGGCTAAATAATCGCTTACGCATGGATGGTTTAGTATAATTCCCAGCACTGTTTACTGTACTCCCGCCTTTGTTTAACTTTATTTTAGACAAAGCTTTTGCTTGACCTGCGTGAGCTTTACTAGCTTTCTTTAATTTACTTGCTACTTTTTTTATTGTTGCTTTTGCTTTTTTTACTGCCATCTCTATCCTCATATAGATTATTAAATGTAGTATATGGGTCTAAGTAAGACTCATGTGCTTCTGCTGAGTGTGTCCACTGTGATGGTGTAAAATCAGGAGCACCTTCACCTGTAACCCATAAAGCAGGACTTGTGGCTCTTACTCTGTTATTCGGCAAGGCTACAATGTTACCTGTCCATTTACCTGCATCAATCAAGTACATTACGTGTGATTGTTTATGCTGTGCAGGGTCATCTGCTATGTCACTGTCAGTATAGTCAACTGTGAACATATACTTAGCTTTGTAGAACTCATTGTCTATCTTACACAGCCATGGACTAGAACTTACTCTATCCATTACTATGACACTGTGATTCCTAGACTCACAATCCCAAGGCTGACACAGATGGTCTTCCATTGGCTCTGCCCACTCATCTACAGGTATATCAGCTACAAGTGCTTGTATTGGCATCCTTGCCCACATTGCACCACCATGTACATTTTCATCTTCTGTACAACCTGTGAAGACTACCTGAAAACTTAGTGACCTATCAGGTATGGTATTAACTGCGAAAGCTAATGCGTGGAGATATTCTCCGTGGTAGTCCAGATGATTACATGTGAACTCCCTGCGTACCCAACATTTAAAATGTGGTACGTTACTTATCAGATAGGGCATTACTTCTTTTTAGCTGCTCCACCTCTAGCGTACATCTTAGTCTTTTTAGTTGCACCACCTTTAGCCATATACTTAGTCTTCTTCATGCCACCTTTAGCCATGTATTTTGTTTTCTTTTTCATCATTGTTGTTCCACCTCTGTTCATAGCAATTTTCTTCATCTCTTCTTTTGTCATGCCCTTGTATACACTACCCTTGCCTGATTCAGGTATTTTAATACTCTGACCAACTCTAATCTTATTAGGGTCTGATATATTAGGATTTGCTTCTAGTAATGCTTTTAATGTAATACCTTTATCTTTTGCTATACCTGATAATGTATTACCTTTGCCTACTTTTACGGATGAAGCTGCTGTAGTTTTCTTTTTAGTTGTTTTATCTCTAAAAGGTGCTGATTCTTCAGCTTTCGCTGTACCTTTGTTTTTAAACATGTTTTTTATTACAGATACAGCCTTATTTGACTTATTTGTATCTTTCTTTTTTGTAGTTTTTGTGGTTGTCTTCTTATCTTGAAATACAGATGTGGGGTTTTTACTTCCTGCACTGTAAGAAGAAGAACCCAACTTAGAACTTTTAGACTTGGTAGGTCTTTTACTTGATAGAGATTTTGCCATCTCTAATTGTTTCTTAGCTAATTCTTTTCTCTTCTTTTCCTCTAAAAGTTTTTCGTTTCTTTTCTTTTGTTCTTCCTTAATACGTTTTCTCTTCTCGTAATATGACTCTGTTGCTCTGTTTCTGCTAGACATTTAAACTCTCCTGATTAATTTTTTAGCATTGCGTGTTCTCTTGAAAGAACGATTAGCAGTCTTTGATGTAACAGCTAGGTTGCCTATCTTATTATCTCTTGGATTGCCATTTCTATGATGTACATCTTTGCCATCACCTTTGGCTGTACCCCCAGCCTTCATAACTATTTTACGTGCTTTATTCCTACCTGCCCTGTTTGCTTTCTGTGCAGGTTTAGCATGGTAGTTTGCGTACTCTTTTTTATAATTTCGACCTGGCATTAGTTGCCTGTTATTTTATTATAGGCTTCCATACCACCAGCACCACTAGCTCTTAGTGCCTTGAGTCCAGGGTTATCTGTTACAGAACCACCTGCTGCATACATATGCTTCTTACCTTTAACTGAACCACCGTAAGCCATCTCAGCTTTCTTAGATTTCTTTTTAAGATTCTTTGGTCTTGGTTTAGGTTGTGCAATTATAATTGACAATGTTGAAGGTCCTGTCAATTCTGAGTTCATAGGATTCTTAGGGTCAGCATCGTGATACTCACCTGTCTTCTTATAATATTCTGCAAATTCTTTTTTTGTCATAGCCATAATTAAATCCTTACCATTTTACCTTATGTGACCAGTACTTCGCTGATAGCTTTGAAGTTGGTTTACCTTGAGCATTGTGCCTTGCATAATAACTCTTCTTACGTGCCTTATCCTTCGCTGAGGTAGGATTCTTACCAGCACCTTTTACACCCTGTTGTCCAAAGCGTATGAATTTGTATGTGTCACCTTCTTTTGCCATAACGCAGTGTGACTTAGTTGGATGGTTAGGTGTTCTCTTAGGTTTGTTTACACCTTTGAGACCTTCTTCCTTCATTTTTGTTTTGACTCGTTCAGGTATAGCCATTTAAATATCCAATTTCTTTTCGTCTGAAATACATTTATACCTAGTTGCAACATATTCAGGCATCCAATCAGGCAGTTCCGCTGCTATCTCGTATGCTCTCACTTCACATTGCTTCTCGGTTTGGTACGGACCTTTTATATCTTTTAGTGTCTGACAGACCTGTGGGTCTTTTAACATACAGACATATACAAATGCCTCAAACATTGTCTAACATCCCTTCTGCTTTCATAGCTGTCTCTACATGCTTCAAGGTGTATCGCACACCTGTATCAGCTTCGATGGCAGCACGTACATAAAATACAGAACTATGGGGGATATGTAAGTTTTTTAGTTTATTAGTACGGATAGCATCATAGAAACTTTCTAAAATGTTCTCTGGTGTCTCTAGTTTTACTGATTTTTTCATGATTGTCAAGGGGTAAAGTTTATTTAGTACAGATAATTAATATATCTATGTACATTTAAGTGTTTCATATAAGTGTATTTAACAAGAATAAGTAATTATCATTTATATGTATCATTTAAGTGTTAGTTATACATAATTATACTCGATTTTGGAAATGTTGTCAAGCCCAATTATTTTTATTTATGTATATTCTTATTCTCGTGTGGCAAAAATACTACACTTTACTAGGTGTGTATACATTTAACAGTTATACTTGTGGTTAACAC